CTTCCCGCCGCGGCGGGCGAGGGTCTCCACGACTTCGGCTGTGCGGCGGATCTGCGGGCCGTTGCCCCGCGCGGACCGCCATTGAGGCCAGTTGTCGGGCACGGAGTTGCTGTCGGTGGCGAGCGCCCGGCCGTATGACTTGCGGTCTGCTTCGGTCCAGGTCACCCACAGGTGATCGGAGCAGCAGTCGATGCTCGTCCCGTCGGAGAAGTCGAGCCGCCATGCGTCGGCGTCGGGGACTTCGTAGGTTCCGGTGACCCTGCACGGGCGGCCGGTCTCGTCTAGAACTGTGTCGCCGATGGACAGCTCGCCCATCGTCGTCCATCCGTTTGGGGTGGGTATCACAGTATTCAAGGATAGTGCCCTGTGCTGGGCGTCGCCTGTGCCGCCGCCGATGTTGCCGGACTCGATGATGCCAGCCTCAGCCGGGGGGACACCGTACCCGGCGACGATCTCGTCACGGGCCATCGTCTTAGCGGCGAGCACTTCCGACAACTGGCCGGTCGGCAGGACGGTGATCTTCCCGCCGCCCTTAGTGGTGATCGGCACGCCGATGTTCCGTGACCCGAGGTTCTGCGCCCGGTACTGGTTCAGCCACCGGGTTGTTTCGGTCGCGCCCATCGTGTTCGGCAGGTCGGCATGCACCGCGGGGGGCATGCCTTTGCGGAGCATTTCTTTTTCGGTCGCCGACGCCCACAGCCAGGCCATGATCGGCATGAGCATCGCTTGTGTCGGCCCGGTGCCGAACACACCCGGCCGCGCCGAGTCAAGGCTGATGTGGATGACTTCGCGGGACTCAAACTCGGCCCGCTGCCCCTGGTCGGTGACCTGCACCCACGACAAGATGTTGCCGTGCGAGTCCGTCACCGGGCTCGTTGTCGGCACGTCAAGGTTGTAGATAGCGACCGGCGTCGGACCCGACCACACGATTTCGAGCAACGCGTCACCGAACACCATCAGGTCCGCGATCACGTTACGCAGCAACTGCCGGATGTCTTGTGTCGGGTTGCAGAACGCGTAAAACCGCTCAAGCGCGACGACCTCGGGTGGCTTCTCAGGCTGCTCCTGGTCGCCTTCGCCGTCGTCCTGATCCCAGTCCGTGTAAAGACCGCCAGCAGTGATCGTCCGGGCGATCACCTGCACGCACGTATACGACCACGGGCACGCCAGGTAGGCGTCCCACAGTTCTTGCAGCGTCGAACGCCGGTCGGTGCCAGTCGACGCGCCGACAGCGCTGGTGTACTCGTTCAGGCCGCCGTCTGGGACACCGGGCATGTACCCGGTCCGTGACGGCAGCACACGACCTGTCAGCGCCGCAGAGTTGTTGCCGAGCGCGACCTTCGGCTGCTTCTTCTCGGTGACCGCCAGCCAGCCCGGCGCCTCAGCGCGGCTCTCGGCGATTAGGTCGACGAGGCCGCGGCCGCGAACCACGACCTCGCCCGGCATCAGCTGCCGCCGCGCATCCGCGCGAGTTCCTCGCGCAGCATCTCGTTCTCAGCGGCCAGCAGTGCAGCCGGGGGCAGTTCGGGCTTCGGGCCAGCGAGCCGCCATCCCATGCGCAGGGCTGAAAACGCCCAGGCCGCGACAGCCCACAGCCCGGCGATCACAAACCGGGCCGCGTATCCGGCGGCGACGAACGGAGCAGAGCCGACCGTCTCCGCTGCCCGGCGAGGCGAGGCATGCTTTGCCTGGTGCTTGATCTCGTCGACGTGCAGCCGGTCTCGAAATGTGGGCCGGTCCATCGTCTGTGTCATGGTCATCGCTGAGCACCCTCCAATGCGCGCGTTGTCCGGTGGGATTCGGTACAGGGCAGAGCAGGATGCGTCGCAGCGGTTAGCGGCGGACGACGCGGACAGCGCCGCGGAGCACACCGTCGTCGCCTTCGACGCCACCCCACACACCGTCAGGCCGCACAACCGGCTCAGCGAACACTGGCTCGTCGGCGCCGTAAGTCGACGGGTGCTGCGGCCGTAGCGCGTACTGGCCGAACGACTGCAGCACTTCGTCGCCGGTCTCGTCCGGTAGGTCGTGGATCGGGAACGACGGACCGCCGCCCAGGTTGATCAAGAGATACGACAAGGCGTCGTAGGCGTGATCCTCAGCGTTAGTGTCGACGTCTTCCGGGTTGCCGGTCTTCGCGTGCGGCAGCGTCGGCAGGGTGCGGATCAGGTTCTCGCAGCCGGGGAAGACGTGCATCATCGGGCAGGTGTCCCAGCCCAGCGCCCGGTGATGCGGACAGGGCGGCCCCTCAGCGAGATAGGTTCTCGTCCGCCTTACTCGGGTAACCCGGCTTCCCGGTCCCTTGCCTGCCTGCGTGAGTGGAACGCCCGCTTCGGCATACAGGTCGCTGCTGGGTTTCGCTTCCCCGGTGACGGCCCAAAGCGCGTCGTCGGCATACCGGACAAGAACGCTCTCGTCGTCGGCCTCAGCTGCGAGGATCATCTTCGCCTGGTCGGTCTCGCCGACCTGGGTTTCGTAGATCTCCCGGTACACCCACACCCGGCCGTCCGGGTCGACTGCTGCCCACAGGACGCACCACGGCGCCCGGTAGCCACCATCGATGCCGTTGTACCGCTGCCAGGTGCCAGGGATCGTGAACGGCTGTATCACGTGCCGGTCGTAACGCCACTCGCCGAAGACCTGGCCGGCGAACACCGACCAGTCACCTTCGAGGTACGCCTTCCGCAGCTTCTCCGGAAGACCCATCAGGTTCCGGCGATACTCCTCGCCGAGTTGCGGCGTGTCGGACAGCCGGGACTGGATGAAGATCCGGCGCCTGTTGTTGGCGTCGGTGATTTCCCGCTCGCCGTGGCCGGTCGCCTCGATGTACTCGGTGAGAACCCGCGAGTGACCGACATCGCCAGGGTTCGTGCCGGATCTCACGCCCAGGCAGGGAACGCCTTCGACACCGGACCGGACGCGCGTGTAAAGCATGTCAACGACATCGGGCGGGATGGTTGTCCGTTCGTCGATCAGCAGCAGGTTGATCTCAGCTGACAGCAGCGCGGACGCTTCCTGAACGTTCTTCGCATGCCCGAAAGTCAGGATCGAGCCGCCCTTCCAGCGGAGCTCGTATTTGCCTTCGTTCCACCGGCAGCCGAGCGCCGCTGCGAACCGGTACCGGGCCAAGGTCCGGATCACGGACTGCTGCAGCTCGGGGAAGGTGCGCCGGAACCAGAATGCCTGCAGCCCCGGATACCGGGTGCATGCCCGCAGTGCGTACATGAAAAGGCTGAGACTCTTTGAGCCACCGGCCGCGCCCCCGAAAAGCACGTCGATGTTCTCGTCGGGCAGATCTAGGAACCGGGTCTGCGGACCGGGGTTTGGCACGAATTCGAGCAGCCCGAAAACGTCCAGCGCTGATTCGCGCTCGCGTTCCCGCCGGTCCGCTTCTGCGCGTAGCCGCCGCAACTCGGCGAGCTTCGCCGCCTTGACCTGGGCTAGCGATGTCGCCATTCACCTGCCCCTAGAGGGATCTACGCAGCCGATGAGAGCCAGGGATCAGCGACATCGAGAACGAGCGCAAGGCATGAGACATCGAAGTACTCTCGGCCGGCCAGTGGTCGCTCGCCAGCGTCAGCCAACGCAGCGCATACGGCGTTCTCGGTGTCGCGCGCTAGTGTCCCCGCTAGACCCGTCACCAGTCGTTCGACTGTCACGAATCCACGGGCTGCGTGCCGTCTTAGACGCGGTCGTCCCGTGCCTGAGCTGATCCCGAACTTCAAGGCCGTCTCGGAAGTGACGACGTAGAAGACGTCCCATTCCTGGCCTGCGCATGTCTGGCAGATGCCCGAGCCGTTCAGAACATCGTTCGGACGCGGGTAGCAGTCGTGACCGCGGACGCATCGGACGTGGAGCCGACTTTTGTTGCCGCCGTAACGTTCCCAGAGCGGCACGCCGCCAGCCGCTTCCACGCAGGCACGGAACGCTGCCTCGGTGGTCACCGGGTCGCGTCTCGCGCAGCCCCGGCACATGCCCTGTCCCTGCTGGATAGATCCCCACATCGGATAGCAGTGGTGACCTGCAGCGCACAGCACATGATGCGGGGTGTTCGCGCCGCGCCACTCGGTGAACAAGCACAAGCCACCGAGCTCTGCTACCGCTGCGCGAAAAGCTAACTCAGATGACGCCGGGTCACGGCCAGCGCATGCGCGGCAGAGACCGGTACCTTGCTGGATGCGGTTGGGCAACTGGTAGCAGTCATGCCCTGCCGGACAGCGAATGTGATGTTTAACCCGCGCGCCGAGCCATTCGGGTTCGAGAAGCACCGCGCCCAACGCGTCGAGACGTCGCCGGAACTCCCGTTCGGCCGCAAGCGAACGTGATCTGCGGACGGGTAGCACGTCGGCAGCGTGATCAGCCATCATGGACGACACTGCGCCTTCTGAACCAAGGTGCGGTCACGATCCCCGGGCGGTGCCACCCGTCGCGGGGATCATCGGTCTCGTGCAGAGTACTAGCCGGTACTGACAGCCGAGTCGGACGCATTGTCGGCCGCCGCGATCTGCTGGTTCAGCAGGTCAATCTCGCGGTCGATCTGATCCAGCGTCAGAACCTCGAACTTCTGCGGCGCGTCGAGACCGAGCAACTTCGCCTTCCGCTCAGCCCACCCGCGGATGCTCGTCCACGCTTCGACGCGTGTTCGCCACGAATCAGCCGTCCGCGCGATCACCAGCAGCCCGCGTATCGCGTCGTCAACGAGCATCAGTTCTTCGGCGCGGTGCTCGTCGACGTGCGCGGCAGGGATCGCTGCTAGCGCTTCCTGGTAGATCGTCCAGGCGCGCTGCTTAGTGATGCCGAGCTGCTTGCCGATCTCGGGAAAGGTCATGCGGATGCGGCGGCGGTTGACGACTTCGGCGCGGAGTTCGGCTGTGCTGAGTCGCCGGTTGTCGCGTGCGGTACCCATCGCGGTCAACGGTTCCTTTAGGTCAACGGTGCGGGTTAGTTGTCTGTGTAGGTTGGCTAGGTTTCGTGGCCCGCGCGGCGCGCCGCCCTGACCCCCCGCTGACGCGGGTGCGCCCTCCCCCCTGGCGGGGGAGGGCGTTTCTGCGTTTACGCAGGTCGAAACTTTGTCCGTCTAGCTTGACTACCGATACCTGCCGGACTAA